CCGCGCCCGCCCCCACCCCGATCCTCTTCACCGCCAAGGAGCGCGCTGACATGCCCACCGAGAAGACGCCCGAGCAGATCGCCGCCGACGCCGAGTTCGCCGCCCGCGAGGACAAAATCGCGGAGCGTGAGAAGGCCGCCGCCCTCCGCATCCAGACCGCGTTCAACGCCAGCAACAACACCGCGCTCGACGCGCTGGTCACGCAGGGCAAGATCACGCCGGCCGAGGTCGCCGACCTGAAGATCGCCTTCGCCGCGCTCGATCCGGAGGGCGAGGAGCTGACCTTCGGTGCCGCCGACAAGCCGGTCAAGGCGACCGCCGCCGGCAAGCTGCTGGCCTTCATGGCCGGACTGCCGAAGCGCGTGCCGATCGGCGAGCAGCAGTCGCCCAAGGGCGAGTTCTCCGCCGACGCACCGAAGACGGGCGGCGACTTCGTGTCCCGCGCGAAGGCGCTGGCGACCGAGAAGGGGCTGTCGTTCGAGGCGGCCTCCGAACTGCTCGCCGAGCAGACCGAGGCGTAACCCTAACCCTTTCGACCGACAGGAGCACGCGCCATGGGCCGCACCACGAATGGACTGATCAAGAGCCGCATCGCCACCGCCACCGTGCGCGCGTATCGTTTCGTCGTTGAGGGGGCCACGGACGGCACCTGCGTCGAGGCGACCGGTGCCACGACCACGCTCATCGGCATCTCGGCCGAAGTCGACACCCCGGTCGGTGACCGCGTGTCGGTGCAGCAGGGCGGCAACGTGGCCGAGATCCTCTACGGCGGCACGATCGCCCGTGGCGATTATCTCACCTCCGACGCTCAGGGCCGTGCCATCGCGACCACCACCACCGGCAACCGCTACGGCGGCATCGCCGAGGTGTCGGGCGTCGTCGGCGACATCGGCACCGCCACCGTCGCCCTCGGCATCCTCTGACGCCCCCGCTCGAATAGAAGGATCGGATCGCAATGGCCCGCAATTTCCCGCAGATTTCCGTCCCCCTCTCGGGCGTGGCGATCAACTACGCCGAGATCAACCGCGTGCAGCGCGGCTACATCGCCGACCGCGTGGCGCCTCGCCGCCGCGTCACCTCCGAGCTGTTCCGCTGGTATCGGAGCCGCCTGTCGGAGGCGTTCACCGTGTTCGATGCGCAGATCGACCGCCTCGGCCAGGTCAACGAGATCACGCAGGGTTGGGATCTGACCGAGGATCGGACCCGCGACTACGCGATCAGCGAGAAGGTTGCGTACACCGACGAACGGGAAGCGACGGCGCAGGGGATTCCGTTCTCGCTGCGCGCCTCGGCGGTTCGCAACGTCACCAATCAGGTGCAGCTCAACCGCGAGATCCGCGTCGCCACGCTCGTCAACTCGGCAGCCAGCTATTCGCCCGGCTACACGGTCGACAAGACGGCCGCGCGCTGGTCTGACTTCAACAACAGCGATCCCGTCGCCGACGTTCGTGACGCGCAGTCAAAGATGCTGATCCGCCCCACGGTTGGCGTCACGTCGCGCCGCGTCGCCGACATCCTCGAGCGTCATCCCAAGGTCGCGGCGGCACTCGGCGGTTCGCTCCAGTCGGGTCAGTATAACGACCTGCAGCGGGTCGCGCGGCTGTTCAACCTCCGCGAGATCATCGTCGGCGACACGCTCTACCAGACCAGCAAGCGCGGGCAGTCGCTCACGACGGGCAACATCTGGGGCGACAACTTCGCCATGCACTACACGGACGGGACCGCGGAGGGCGGGGTCAACTCGCTGTCGGGGCCGATGGAGCAGTCGCCGGCCTTCCTCGCAACCTTCCAGCTTGGCGACTGGATCGCGAGCGAGAAGGAATACGATGCGGGCGACCTCGGCATCCTCGGCGGTGTCCGCGTCATGGCGGGTGAACGCGTGCTGGAGCGCCAGGTGGCGCCGTTCGCGGGCTACCTCTTCCAGAACGTCGCGACGCCAGCGGCCTGATCAACCGGGGCGGGGCCGCAAGCCTCGCCCCTTCCGCGTTTCGAGGAGCAGACGATGACCAAGGCCACCCACTACGCGCAGTTCGACAACATGGAGGTCGCGGGCAAGTTCTACGCGCTCGGCGACGCCATCGACGACGATGTGCATCCCGCCGTTATTCAGGTGCTGGTTGATCAGGGCCGCATCGCCGACAGCCAGCCGTCGACCGGCGTGTCGGTCCCGACCGAGACGGTCGCGATCGACGACATGAACCGGGTCCAGCTGGAACAGGCGGTGCTCGCTGGCAGCAAGACGAAGATGGCCGAGATGTCCGACGACGAGCTCCGCGACACCGCGCGCCGGCTGCAGACCGACGAGGAGCGTGAGGCCGAGGAGAAGGCCAAGGCGGACGCCGAGAAGGCGCAGGCCGACGCCGACGCGAGCTCGGGCGGCGAGAATGCCGACGCCGACGCGAATGCGGACGACGCCGACAAGCCTCCGCGCACGCGGAAGCGCGCCGAGGGCTGATCGGCCCCGCTGCCGAACACATGCGGGGCGGTCCAGAGATGGGCCGCCCCTTTTCGTTGAAAGGAACGCCATGATCCGCCTGCTCCTCGCCACTGCCGCGCTGCTCATGCCGGCCACCGCCATCGCCCAGACCGTCACCATCACCGGGCCGAACACCGTGAACGCCTCGGGCCAGCCTCGCGCCGTGCAGGATGTGTTCGTGCGGAATGCGGACGGCACAATCGCCAGCGCATCGTCGGCCACCCCGGCGCCGCAAGGATCGTCGACCGCCGGTCAGACGGGCACGCTCGCCCAATGCGCCACGGTCACCGGCGACCAGGCATACGTCGTCGGCACCACGAATCCGCTCAACTGCATCGCCAACGGCCGCCTCAAGGTCGGCCTCTCCAGCGCCGGCAACGTGGACCCCGCCGCGCAGCTCACCACCACGCTTACCGCCGACCTGATCGGGTGCAAGTATCGCGCTCCGGTCGCGTGGTCGATCGGCTTCACGGCCGCGCTGGGATGCGACGCGTCCGGAAGCCTGCTCACCGCCAACGCCGCGAGTTCGGTGGCGGCGGTCGGCACGACTCCAGCGGCAACCACAGCGGCCGCGTCGGCGGTGGTGATCAAGGCGTCAGCGGGCAACCTCTACGGCCTCAACGCGGCGTCCGGCGCCACGGCGGGAACGGTGATGGTGTTCAATGCCACGGCGGCCCCCGCAGACGGCGCGGTAACTCCGGCGAAATGCTACTACCTCGCGGCGAACACCAGCCTCGACCTCAACTTCCGCGCGACGCCGACGTATTTCTCGACCGGCATCGTTGCCGTGTTCAGCAGCGGCGCGTCGTGCTTCGCCAAGACGGCGAGCGCGACCGCCTTCATCTCGGGAGACGCGAAGTGAAGCCCATGACCCTGATCGCCGCTCACATCTTGGCCGTGATCACCGTTGCCGCGCCGGCGCAGACGGTCTCCGCCTATGCGCCGCCCGCCAGCCGCGCCGAGATGGAGGCGTCGGTGGCCTCGACTGTGCAGGGCATGAACACGGTGAGCGACGCGAGCGGGAACTGGGCAATCACCTTCGCCGCGCCGTTCGCATCGACCTCGCCGATCATCGAGCCGCACCCGGTGTCGTCGTCGTCGTCGCTCCCGGTCGTCTGCCGGGTGCTGGCGCGATCCGCGACGTCAGCCTCGGGCGATTGCATGCAGTCGACGCCCACCACGCTCACCGGGACGCTCACCGGCCTTCTCGGCTCGATCATCAATCCGTTCGGCGCGAAGGCACCGAACACACCGGTCATGATCATCGCGCGTGAGCCGACGCAGGGGAACTGACCAGCCCCGTTCGCAATCGGGCGGCGTCTCGGCTACATGCTGGGGCGCCGCTTTCGCATGGAGCACCCCGCATGGCATACCTCGACGCCCAGCAGTACGTGGACCGGTTCGGCGCGCGCGAGACGACGCTGTTCACCAACTACGAGACGCCGCAGGGGCAGGGCGCGACCTACGACACCGCCAAGGTCGATGAGGCGCTGGAGGATGCGACAGACGAGGTCGATAGCTACGTCGGCCGCCGCTATGCGATCCCGCTGTCCTCGACGCCCCGCCTCGTCGTCGGGTGGACCGCCGCCATCGCGCGCTTCAAGCTCGCCACCGTGTCGACGCGGGTGAACGAAAACATCAAGGACGCGGCTGATCGCGCATACGGGCAGCTGCGTGACCTTGTGGCGGGCAAGATGAACCTTCCGATCGAGGAGGGCGACGCGCAGCCGGGCGAGGTGCCCGCCGGCGACCCGCTTACCTCGCGCGACCGTGACGCGCCGACGTTCGGATGCGGTCGGCTCGACGCGTTCACCGCGCCGTTCACGGGCGGCAATTGCGCGCCGAACTGGATGCGCTGATGGCGCGCGGGTTCGCCACGCAGATCGACGCGACGAGGGGGCTGGAGAAGCCGCTCGCCGCGCTCAACCGTCTGCGCGAGCTCGGAGCTGATCTTCGCCCGTTCATGGAGGACGCGCGCGCGCTGCTAGTCCGATCGGTCGGTCGGCGGTTCGAGACCGGGCGCGGCCCCGGCGGCATCCCGTGGGCGCCAACGAAGCGGCAGGTACGCCAGGCGGTCGGCGCGCGGGGGCCGAACAGGGCGCGCATCCTCGTCGACACCGGCGACCTGCAGGACAGCATCCGAGGCGAGGTCGGCGCCAACTACGTCGAGGTCGGGTCGGACGGCCTCAAGAGCCCGGTCAAGGCGCTCGCCAACCAGTTCGGCTCGCATCGGCAGACGGTGGTCGTCCGCCACCAGCGCACGGTGACGCGCGCATTCGGTGCGACGCTCGCGCAGCCGGTCACGTCGACGGTGCGCGGGCACGGCCGGATCACCAATCTCCCCGCCCGCCCGTTCATCGGCGTCGACGATGACGACGTGGCGGAGATCAAGGAAGCGTGGCAGGGGCGGTTGATCCGCGAATTCGGTGCAGGAGCGACCAATGGCTGACCCCCTCGACTTCGGCATCGACATGACCTCCGTGGAGGCGCGGCTCGAAACGCTCGGGCACTTCCGCTCGATCTCCGACGCGCTGACCGCCGCCGAGGCGCTCGACCAGACGCTGCCCGCCGCGCCGCCCGCCGCCTTCATCGCCGTCGCGCGCGAGGTCGCCGATCCGAACCGATATGTCGGCGGGCATGCCCAACGCGTCTCGGCCGACCTGTCGGTGCTGTTCGTGGAGTCCGCCTCCCGCATCGACGGCGCGACCAAGGGGCAGATGGAGGACACCCGCAAGGCGATCATCCGGATCCTGATCGGATGGCAACCGGCCGGCGCGGAGTCCCCCCTCGAATATGCCAGCTACAGGATCGTCGAGATCGGCAATGGACTGGCGTGGGGCGAGGTGACGTTCACCACCACCTACCGGGTCAGCACCACCTCCTAAGGGGCTGTCGGCCTTCCCGCTCCACCCCCTGCGCGCTATTCCCTGCCCGACCCCCGAAAGGAGCCGAGCATGGCATCGACCGACGAGCCCGAGTTCAACCCGCCCGCCATTGACGCGGAGACCGGCGTTGCGATGGACGGCGACTATCCCGCCAACATCCGCCTCCGCGCCGAGGCGCTGGCCCGCGACGGCAAGACGAGCGATCCTGACGGCCTGATCGGCGACGAGCTGATCGCCGACGCCGCGCGCCGCGTGAAGCACGACGACGCCGACGCGCGCGCAGCCGCCAACGCCACGCCGTCGCTCGACTGGACCAAGGCGAAGCTCATCGCGCACGCCGAGGGGCTTGGCCTCACGATCGAGAGCGACGCGAACAAGGACGCGATCCTTGCCGACATTCACGCGGCATCTGCCGCCAGCACGGGAGCCTGATCCATGGCCGGTGACATCCACGATTGGAACAGCAAGCTGATCCTGCTCAAGGCGGAGACGACCGAGGGCACCGACAGCGTTCCCGCGCTCGCCGCCGACGCGCTCAAGGTCCGCAACTTCGTGCCGACGTTCCTCGACGCCGACCAGAAGACGCGCACGCTCGAGAAGGCGTTCTTCGGCGCTGATCCGGTCGGCCTGTCGAACCTGCGGCGCGGTGCGACCTTCGACATGGATTGGGCGGGCGGCGGCGTCGCGGCCGGCACTACCATCCCGCCGTGGATGAAGGTGCTGGCGTTCTGCGGCTTCGGCGCGCCGCTGGCCGGGGCCAACTCGGTCACGCAGTCACCGCGCACGTCGGGCATCCCGTCCGCGTCGTTCTACTACTACATCGACGACCTCCGCGTGATCGCACTTGGCACGCGCGGCGGCGTCGGCTTCACGTTTCAGGACGACGAGTACCCGATCTTCTCGGTCAACCTGCTCGGCGCGCCGCCAGCGTCGCTGATCGATCAGGTCACGCCGCCCGCCGTCGCGCCGACCGGCTACGTCGACCCGCTCATTGCGTCGACCGAGGTGTCGACCTTCATGTTCGACGGCTACGCCTACCCGCTGCGCTCGTGGACGATGAGCGATAACGCCCAGTTGTCGCAGCGGTCGCTCATCAACCCGAAGGACCGCACGAAGTACGGCGGGCGGTCGTGGAGCGGCAACCTCGTTGTGCGCGTGCCAGACCTCGGCGTCGCCAACCCGTTCACCAAAATCCGCACCGGCGCGACCGGCGCGGCGACGGCGGTTCACGGCACGACGTCAGGCAACATCGTCCAAGCGGCTGCGCAGGGGCTGCAAATCACCGGCGCGCCCACGCTGTCGAACGAGGACGGCGAGACGATGGCGACGATCCCGGTGACCGCGCTGCCGTCCGCGACCGGCAACGACGAGATCGTGTTCACCAGCAAGTAGGCGCTCACCCGCCCCGCTTGCGGACAGGGCCGGTTGTGGTACGCCACGGCCGGCCCTTTTCTATGGAGCGCACGCCATGCAGTTCGACCTTCTCGACAAGCCTCTCGTCTATATTCCGGTGAAGTGGCCGGGCGTGAAGGAGGGGCCGAACGGGGAGGCGGTCGCGACCGAGCATAGTGTCGAGGTACAGGTCGAGATCTTGGATCGCGTCGAGCTTGTCGCGTGGATCGGCGATAGCGCGGTCGACACCTCGGACGCGGTGGACGAAGAAGCGGTCGCCCGCATCCTCGCCAAGGAGCTCGGCTCGTTCAAGCGCGTAGCGCAGGGCTGGCGCGGCGTGAAGGCCGGCAACAAGGTGGCTCCGTTCACCGACGACAACATCGGCCGGATCATTCGCGCGCCCGGCTTCACGGACGCGTTCGGCGCGGCCTACATGGCGGCGTGGCGCGGGCAGATCGCGACCCGCACGGGAAACTCCAGCGGCTCGGCCGAGCATGGGCAAGCGGCCGAGCCCAGCGACGCGACCCGCAAGGACGAGACGAACCCGACGCCCCCCGCGAGCTGACCGCGTTTGAGCGGGAGTGCCAGGCGTTCGGGGTCAGCCCGGCAGCGTTCGGCGGCTCCGCTCCGGTCGACGCGATCCCGGTGTGGCCGGACATGCGCGACGCCTTCGCGCTGTTCTGCGATGCGCCGTGGGATAGCCTGTCGCTCGGCATGGGCGGGTCGATCCGCACCAACATCAACCGCGTGCAGCTGGAGGCGTCGGCGCGTCTACTCGCCGTGAACATGACGCCCGCCGTGTTTGCGGATATACGCGAACTCGAGATGGCGGCGATCACCTACTGGTCGCGCAAGCGGTAGGAGCCGGGCGGCATGGCATTTGATCTCTCGGCGCGGATCACGGCGGACGCCAGCGGCCTCGTCTCGGCGGCTGGACAAGGCGAGGCCGCCTATGAAGGTCTCGGCCGGTCGGCGAAGGAGGCCGCCACCGGGGCCAAGTCGCTCGAGACCGCGACCGAGGGGCTCGCGACCGCCGAAGCGCGCGCGGGCGCGGCGGCGACCGGCATGGGCGACGCGATCGTCAACGCGGCGAAGCGGGGGGCGGCGGCGCAGCGCGAGGCGGCAAAGGCGCAGGCGGACGCGGCCGCATCGCTGAACCGGCAGGGCTTTGCCGTCCGCAACCTCGGCGCGCAGTTCGGCGACTTCGCGACGCAGGTCTCTCTCGGCGGCGGCGTGATCCGCGCCTTCTCGTCGCAGATCGGGCAGGTCGCGTTCGCGCTGTCGGAGTTCGAGAAGGGGCCGCTCAAGCGCGTCGGGTCATTCCTCGCTGGACCGTGGGGCATTGCGCTCACGGTGGCGACGGTGGTGCTGGCACCGTTCGTCGAGAAGCTGTTCGAGGGTGGCAAGGCGGCGGAGGAACTGCTCGACAAGACGTCGAAGGCCGCGACCGCCGCCGACAGCTACGGCAATGCGCAGGGCTTCCTCGGCAAGGCGATCGACCTCACCACCGGCAAGCTCAAGACGCAGAACGAGACGCTAATCCAGACAATCCAGCTGCAGGCGCGGGCTGGCATCCTCAAGGCGCAGCAGGATCAGCGAGATGCGCGGGATGCGCTGCGCGGCGCCGGTGACCCCGGCTTCTTCCGAGGCGCGGCGACGGCGGGCGGCCAGGTGCAGGGGCCGGGGTTCATTGCGGCGGCGGCTGGTGCGCTCAACAGCGCGCAGGGCGGCGCGGCGAGCGGCAACAACGCACAGCTCGCGGCCATTGCCCGCCGCTTCGCCGCCGGCAAGCTGACGCAGGCGCAGGCGCAGGCCCGTATTGACCGCCTCAATCTCGGCGAGGCGCGCGCGGTCGAGGAGGGACTCAAGCTGTCCGCGCTCGCCACGGCGCAGGAAGACGAGAAGGCGAACCGTGAGGCGCTTGAGGCCGCGCGTGGGGGCAAGCTGTCCGCCGGCCTGCGCCAGTATCAGCGGCCCAAGAAGCCGAAGGCTCCGAAGAAGCCCGCCAGCACCGCCGGACGCGACGAGTTCGGCGAGGACGCCGCCGATCGGCTCGCCAATCTGCGCGACAGCCTCACCGACACGCCCGATGCCATCCGCCGGGTCAACACGCAGGTCCGCCAGCTCGACGACCTGATCGACGACCTCGCGCGCAAGAAGCCCCCCGGCTTCGAAAAGCTGATCGCCGACGCGCGGTCGCTCAAGCCGCTGATCGAGGACAGCATCAACCGCCCGTTCCGCGACTTCGTGGAGGATCAGGCGCGGTCGCTCGACGTGCAGCGCCTCATCGCCGCCGGCCGCACGGATGAGGCGGCGACGCTGCGCCAGATCCAACAGCTGGAGCGCACCGGCCTCGTCCTCTCGACCGACCAGAAGGATGCGATCCTCGCGGCCAATCAGGCGCTCCGCGAGCAGCAGCGCGAAGCCGACATCCTCCAGCAGAAGCAGCGCAACTACCTCACCGCGCTCGACAGCATCCGCGAGTCGGTGCGCGGTGCACTGTTCGACGGCAAGGACGGGATCGAGGCGCTGCCGGGGCGGCTGATCAAGGCCTTCTCGACGCTCAAGGCCAACGAGCTGTTCGACCGGCTGTTCGACGGCGTGTTCCGCGATCTGGAGGACCAGATCAACGGCACCTCGACCGCGAAGGACGCGTCGGAGCGGTTCGCCAAGGCGGTCGATGAGGTGACGCGCAAGTCGGGCGCGACCGCGACGGCGCTCGGGTCGATCAAGCCGCCGGTCGACAATGCCACGGCGGCGCTCGGCAACTTCACGAACGCGCTCAACGGCGCCGCGTCGGCGGCCGCTGGCGGCGCGCAGGGTTCGACCGCGAGCGGCATGGCGACGCTCCAGTCGCTGCTCGCGCAATACAAGGGGCCGGACGGGCCGACCGTGACGGAGGGCGAGGGCGAGATCGTCGTCACCGGCAAGCGCACGTCCACGCTCAACCCCGAGGCGCTGTTCTCTAAGGGGCTGGGCGGCGTCGCCGAGAAGATCGTCGGCGCGTTCACCAACCCCGAGACCGGCAAGCGCATCGGTGGCGCGCTTGGCCAGTTCGCGGGCAAGGGCATTGCGGGCGCGGCCGAGGGCGTGGCGATCAACAGCTACCTCAAGCCAATCGCGGGCGCGTTGGGGCTGAAGACGTCGAAGACAGGCGCGGCGGTCGGCGGCGCGGTCGGTTCGTTCATCCCCATCCCCGGCGGTCGTGAAATCGGCGCGGTGGTCGGTTCGCTCATCGGCGGCGCGTTCAAGACGACGAAGACGGGCAGCGCGACCATCGGCAGCGTCGACGGCGTGGCGGGCGTCACGGGCACCGGCGGCAACAACGCGCGCTTGAAGACGGCATCGTCGGGGCTGGCCGGCGCGGTCGGCGACACGATCAACACCATCGTCCAGCAGCTCGGCGGCGAGCTCGGGCAGTTCGCGGTGTCGATCGGCTCGCGCGACGGCAAGTTCCAAGTCGACACCACCGGGCGGGGGCGGACGACGCGCGGCAAGTCGAACGATGGCGTCACCACCTACAATACTGAGGCGGAGGCGCAGGCCGCCGCGCTCGCGGACGCCATTGCGGACGGCGCGATTGCGGGCCTGTCGGATGCCGTGCAGCGCGCGTTCCGGTCGACCACCGACGTCGACAAGGCGCTGCGCGAGGCCTTGGGCGTGAAGAACCTCGAGGCGGCGCTCGACGGTGCGGGCGGATCGCTGAAGGGCATCTTCAACACCGAGAAGGCGGCGGCGAAGGAGCGTCTGCGCCTCGCGCGCGCTTACGGCCTCGACATCGTGAAGGTCGAGAAGCTGAACGCCGACCAGCGCGCCAAGCTGATCGACGACACGCTCAAGTCGCGCCTCGGCTCGCTCACCGACTTCCTCGCGTCCGTGAACTCAGGCGACCTGTTCGAGGGGTCCGCGAGCGAGCGGCGGTCGGCGCTGCTGACGCAGATCGCCAAGGCACAGACGGATGCCGAGGCGGGCGTTGAGGGCGCGGCCGACCAGTTGGCGGCGCTGAGCGCGCAGCTGATCTCGTTCTCGCGCGACGCCTTCGGCACCGCCGATCCGCAATACGGCGCCGACCGGGCGAACACGATCAGCGGCGTCGAGCGGGTGATCGCCATGGAGCGAACGCGGATTGAGGAGGCGTCGCGCGATCAGGCGGCAACCACCGACGCGGTGAACAGCGTGGCGGCCGGCGTCGACGAAACCAACGACTTGCTCGCCCGACTGAACGCCAACGTCGGCGCGCTTCCGAGCGCCATCGCGGCGCTCATTGGCGGCGGGGGCGGCAGCGGCTATGACGCGCTGACAACGGGCAGGCAGACCAACCTCGCCCTCGCGTGAGGTGGCATGGCCCAAGTCGTTCTGATCGAAGCATCGCCGACGACGGCGGACGGCGTGATGGTCATGGAGGTGCGGCTCGCGGGCGGTGGCAGCGGCCGCCCCTATGCCGGGTATAAGGGCTTCTTCGACTGGCGCTCGGGCATCGCCGCAGTGCCGCGCTTCACCACCGCAATCGGCTTCGACGAGACCGGATGGAACGGCGGCGCGGTGCCGCAGACGAGCGTCGTCACCTTCTCCGCATTCGACCGCGCCGTCCTGTCACAGCTCGGCAATCTCTACTGGCGCGGCGCGCGCGTCACGATCAGCGTCGGCGACGACGCGACCGGAACGCCGACCTTCACCACCCTCCTCGTCGGGACCATCGCCGAGCATAGCGTCTCGGGTCCGTCGCTTCGCCTCACCATCGCCGACCTCGCGCAGTCGCTGTCCAAGCCGATCGCCACCGGCACCTTCGCAGGAACCGGAGGTCTGGAGGGGCCGGACGCCGCGACCGGGCGCATCAAGCGGCGCTCATGGGGGCGTGTCTGGAACATTGAAGGTCGCGTGCTCGACGCGGCGAACAACATCTACGAGTTCGGCGATCCCATGCGGCCGATCGCGGGTTTCGACGCGGTGAAGGACAAGGGGCTGGCTGGCACGATGCAGGTGCTGGCCGACCAAGGCAGTGCGGCGGCCAACCTTGCTGCTCTACGCGCCGCCACGGTGCCTCGAGGGGGCGCGGTGGTGTCGGCGGCCTTGGCGTGCGTGAAGTGGTGGACGGTGCCGGCAGGGCCGTTGACGGCGGACCTGCGGGGCGAGACCGGCGGCGGATACGTCGACCGTCCCGCGACGATCGCCGGCTCGCTAGTGGCAGCAGGCTCGACCGCGACGATGGCGAACCTGCCCGCTGCGACGACGCTGCGCGACGCGTCCGCTGGCATCCATGTCGACGACGCGAACGAGACCTATGCCAACGCGATTGACCGCGTGCTGCTCGGCGTGTCGCTGGTGTGGACGCTATCGCCGGCGGGCGCCGTGACCATCCGTGAATTCGCATGGGGCGACGGCGCAGGCGTGGAGACGCTGCTGGCCGATACGATTGAGCGCGAATCGGTCTACGCGCCGCTTGCCGCGCGTCGCGTCGGGTTCCAGCGGAACGAGCGCCAGCATAGCGACGCCGAGATCAGCGCCAGCATCCTCGGCACCCTCGACGCGACCTATGTCGACGGCACCCCGATTGATGCGCTGCGGCCGGCTGACCCGGGGGCGACGAAGGGCGCGCCGGCGGGGACGCTGGTCGGTGGAGTGCAGGCCACCGACCTCGTCGCGAACGCCGCATCGGCGCTGGCTCAGATCCTCGCCGTGCAGTCCGATGGCATCCTCGACCGAAGTGAAAAGCCGGGCGTCATCGCGCTCTACAACGAGATCGTGCTGAACCACTCGACGCTCGGCGCGCTGGGGCAGGCGCGCGGCGTCGACGTGAACCCATTGCAGCAGCGCAAGGACGAACTCGACAGCTACCTCGGCGGCCTCGGGCCTCCAACGTGGAATGACCTGTCGGCGAACACGCCGCTCAACTCGCATTCCGGCCTCTACAGCTTCTTCCTCGCCTACTACACCGCGCGGACGAACCTGCTGGCGGCGATCGACGGCAAGGCTCGTGACCGCGAGGATCTGGCGGTAACGACCGCGACGCGCGCCGCCTCCGACAGCTACCTTGACGGCGGCGAGAAGCGGCAAGCCCGCATCGACCGCGACGACGTGTTGAGCAAGCTGGCGCGGCTGGTCGCGCGGCATGACGAACTCGGCCAGCCCGCCGACAGTCTCGACGAGCGTACGGCGGCGGGACAGGCGGTCTACAACGAGCTCGTCCCCTACCTGAACACGCTCAACGTCGACGACACGACTGCCGGCATCGCGATCGTGCCCGCCACCTACATCGCGCGCTGGTCAAACGCGGTCTCGGCGGTCAACGCATTCGAGGCGGCGCTGATCGGCGCGGTGTCGCTCGACGTGCGCGCGGCGGTCACCGCCATCCAGAACGCCAACGACGACGACGTGTGGGATCAGAACGAGAAGTTCACGGTCATCGTCCCGCAGAACCAGCGGCTCGAGGCGGCCTATTCGCTCCTGCGCGATCGTGCTTCGGGCCTGCTCATGAAGTCGCCGGTGGTGGCGCAGGCGACATCGGTCGCCGACAACGCTCGGTCGAACTGGCGCAACTACCTCACCAATCACCCCGGCTGGGACAACTTCGACACGATCACGCGCGTCGATCGAGGTCAGGCGAACGCGGCGCTCGTCGCGTACGGCCAAGCGCTGGACGCGCTGGCGGAGGCACTGCGCGCCTATGCGGAGATCGTCGCGACCAGCGCGCAGGCGCGTACGAATGCCATGGACAGCGACGGCGTGCTCTCGCGCAACGAGAAGCCGAAATACGTGCAGGACTGGCAGGTGCTCAACAACGAGCTCAACAGCCTCAACCAGCAGAACGCCGCCCTCAACTACCCGAACGCGATCCAAGCGGCATCGAGCAACGCCAACGCCAAAGTGTCGTCTCTCGGTTCTTACCTGGGCGGATTGCCGCAGCGGTGGGACGACGCGAACTTCGACACGCAGGTCGTCGCCGACGATCTCCGCCGGTTCTGGGTCGACGCCCGCTCGGGCAACGCCGCCTATGCCGCCGCGCTCGCCGGACGCGCTGCTGCACCCACCCCGACGCCTACGCCGACGCCGACGCCCACTCCCGGTCTCGACACCAAGCGGTTCGACAACACCGCGATCGTCAACAACTTCCGGTCGGATCGCACCGACGTTGCCATCCCGGCGGGCAGCAGCGTCAACTTCACGTTCTCGCTGGAGGTCATGAACACCAGCGGCGCCGATTCGTCCGACGTCACGCTCTACATTCAGGTCGGCCTCGCGAACGATCAATACACCGGCAACATCGCCTCCGGCACCCTATCCGTGCCCGCCGGGTCGACGCAGAACCGGGTGATCTCCGGCACCTTCACGAACAACACCGGGCAGCAATACACCTTCATGTTCAGCGCCTATACGCAGGTGAACGGGAACGGGACGCTCATGACCACATCGAACGGCAACTCCTTCCTGCGGAGGAATTCGTGAAGCTGATCGCGTTCAACCTCGTCTCGGCCGAGGGCATGCTGTCGAAGCATCACGAGGTCGCGGGCATCGTGATCGGCCCGAGCGCGGCCGCGATTGATGTCGACCACATGACCGGCGACGAGATCAGTTTGCGCCTCGGCTCATCGCGGCATCACGCGCCGCTCGCCGATCTCGACTGGTCGAAGGGAGGGCCGCGCGAAGCGGCGCTGGCGTGGCTGATCGCGGACGGCGGGCCTTTCGCCGGCGGCACGCTGATCGACGCCGATCCGGTCGAGGCCGCGCGCCGCGCCAAGCTGGACGAGGTGATCCGCGCGCGCGCCGCCGCCGTCGTGCAGGCGGCGCAAGTCGCCGATGACCTTGCCGCGCGCGTCGCTTCGGCCGAAACGGTGGAAGAGATTGAGGCGATCACGCCGACCGAAACAGGAGCCGCATGATGGACGAGCAGGAGAAGCAGCGCCGCGCGAACGCCAAGGCCGCACGAGCGCGGCGGGCGATCATCATGGAGACGCGCGAGAAGCTGGACGTCGACGCCATCCGCCAGCAGATCGACGCGCTGCCTGCCAAGCTCGCGAATGACATCAACGTGCGCCCGTGGCTGGACGCGATCCGCGCCGGGCTGTCCGCATTGGGGGAGCCGCCGGCACTGACCGACGAGGAGACCGACGATGGCGGTTGAACCCGGCTATGCCGCGTGGCTGAAGGCGCCCGCGCGCTACGTCACGACGAACGTGGCGGGCGCTGCGACGCGCTGGGGCGACAAGGCGCAGAACTCGACGATCATCTCGCCGCTGGCGCTGAAGGATGACGCGCAGGCGGAAGCAACGCGCCAGGCGCTGTTCCTCGCCGGTCCACTGTCGCGCGACCGCATCGTCGTGAAGGGCTTGCGGCATGATCTGATCGGCACGCAGCGGCGCATTCGAGGCGACCGGCTCGGCTATGAGACGGCGCCGATCTGCTTCGTCATTGGCGCGGCCGAGGCGGAGGACGGGCGCACGACGACGCTCACGGTGCTACGGAGGGGGGCATGAGCGTTCTGGCGATCGTCCGACCCTATTCCATCGTGGCGACCAGCGGCACGCTCACTGGCGCACCGCTGCTCGCCACTCCCGACCCGAAGGAGGCGGCGGTCGCGACCGGCGGCGGAGGTACGATCGACATCGACCTCGGCGCGGTGCAGCTGATCGACACGCTGTTCCTCGGCTACACGAACGCGGCGGCGGGCAGTACGGCGACCGTCCGATACGGCACCGGTGGACCCTCCGAGCAGGACGGCGGCACCATCGCGGCGGCGGAAAGCGATGCGATCGAGCCGCGCCGCCACTTCCTCCGCATGTTCGACACGCCGTTCTCTGCACGCTTCCTCCGCATCTCGGGCAACTTCGCGGTCGGCACCGTCGTCGGCACCGTTGCGGCCGGGCGCGCCTTCCGCCCAACCTACGGGCAGGAATACGGCGGCGGTCGAGCGGTGACCGACACCGGCACCGTCTCGCGGCTGTTCGGCGGCGGGTTCAGCATTGACGAGGGCGCCCGCGCCGGGTCGTGGGCGTGGACGCTCGGCGACCTCACCGGTGACGAGGTGCGCGCGCTGTACGCGCTGCAGCTCGACCGTGGCAGCAGCCGATCGGTGCTCGTGATCGAGGATCCCGACGCGGGGCCGGGGCTGAACGAGCGCATCCACTGGTCGCTGTTCTCCCGCCTTGACCGGTACGAACGGCTCGACCCCCTCAACACGAAGTGGGGTTTTCAGGTCGACGACTGGGCGTGATCTGACGGCCTTACCGCCACCCGTGCCGCTTGTTATAGGTCAGCCCCCGACACCGGAGGAACCTATGCCACCCAACATCGCCAAGTATCTCGCCGACCTCTCCGCATGGCAGGTCGAGGTCGCCAAATGGGTCGCCGCACAGATCGCGCACCACGGCGGCGTGTCGACCGCCGACAGCGGCAACAACGGCGGTGGCAACCCGCCTCCCCCGCCCCCGCCGCCCGAGCCCGGCCTCGGCGGAAACTGACGTGGACTGGCCGTTCTTCCTGTGCCTCGTCGCGCTCGTCGCGGTCGCCGTGCATCTGCGCGACAAGCGCATGGGAGGAACGGCCGCCATCCTGCTCGTCAACTGGGCGTTGTGCACCGCGTTCGTGGCCGCCACCGCGCCCGACGTGCCGACGTGGGCGAGCAAGTATCCGTGGCCCGTGTTCGCCATGTTCGACTACGCTGCGGGATTCTCGATCCTGCTGCTACTCCGCCAATATGGAACCATCTCCATGTGGCAGATCGCCGTTGGTGTGCTCTACGTCATCGAACTCGTTTGTCATGCCTCGGTCGGCGCCAAGGTCATCGCTAACGTCAACGCCGATTGGGCGATGTATCGCGGCCTGGACTATCTCAGCTGGGCGGCATGGGCGCAGGTCGCGATCGTAGGAGCGTGGGGTGGAATCGAGTTGGCTGGCCGTTACCGGATGCCTGATCGGGGCCTATCAGCTCGGGTCGCTCGTTTTCGACGTGATCGCGTCTCGGGTCCGCATGGCCCGCGCAAGGCGCGCTGAGAGGAACCGTTGATGGCCCCCTATTGGCTCGCGAACATCATCGTCTGGTCGGTGGTGCTGGTCGTTGCACTTGGTGGCGCATTCACCGCCGCATTCCGCAAGCGTGATCACGTCCGCCGAGGCGACCCGATGCGCCTCGCCGTGTTCCTCGTCGCGTCGCTGTTCCTCGGGCACAATCTCCGGTGGCTGGTCGCCCCACATTGGGATGAGGCTTGGAAGGCGCTGTTCGTCGCCGGCGCCTTGGTCGCCCTCTACGTGTTGAGCCTCATGTTCTCTTATGGTCGCGGCCCGCTCGTCGTGCAGACGGTCGAGGACGCCGACGATGAGTGACGTGCTCGACTGGCTGAAGGAGATCACGCCAGGCGGGGTCGGCATCTGGACCGGCGTGATCACGCTGTTCACCATCCTGATCCGGCAAGGCCCGATCAATCGGAAGCTCACGCAGGAGCGCGAGGGCAACCTGCTCCGCGAGCGCGCGCTGGAGATGAAGCGAATGCGCGCGCGAATCGCCCAGCTCGAGCTTGAGCAGCGGGCCGACCGGCACACGATCCAGAACCTTGAGGCATGCCTCGACGCGCTGATGCTGATGATCGAGGTCAACCCCGAACGAGCCGCCGCCGCCGTTGACAAGGTGCGCGCGATGCGGGCGGAGGCGCGCCAGGCGCGCGCAACGGAGAAAGCTGGTATCGCAAGCGGCGTGATCGCTGCGGCCGCGCTGGGCGACGCCGAGGCGCTGGACGAGGGAGGAACGACACCGTGATTGATTGGAAGCCAATGCAGCGGCGGCTCAAGGTGGGCGACGACGGCAACCCCGGCCGCGTCACCCTCGCCGCACTGTTCGTCGCGATGGGCGCAGGGCCACAGCGCGCGCGCGATCTCGCCCTTGGCGCCAACGTTCACCTCCGCACCTACGGCATCATGGACAGCCCCTTGCGGCTCGCCCACTTCATCGGGCAGACGGCACACGAAAGCGGCGGCTTCGTCTACATGGAGGAGATCGGCGGCGCGTCCTACTTCGCGCGGTACGACGGGCGGAAGGATCTCGGCAACGTCATTCCCGGCGACGGCGCGCTCTTCCACGGACGCGGGCCGATCCAGCTCACCGGTCGCAACAACTATCGGGAGGCTGGCGAGGATCTCGGCATCGACCTTGAGGCCAACCCGGCGATCGTCGCGCAGCCGGCAATCGGCATGATGACGTCGGCGCGGTTCTGGTCGGTGAACGGCATCAACGCCATGGCCGACGCCGACGACCTTGAGCGCATCACGCGCAAGATCAACGGCGGGCGCAACGGCATCGCCGACCGCCAGCTACGCACCGCCAAGGCGAAGGGACTGATCCTGCCATGACCGAAACGAACGCCCCCATCATCGTCAACCCGTCCGCCGTCCCGGTGGTCGCGAACACCGTCGTCCGCGACATCGCGATCGTCGCCGCCGCGTTCCCGATCCTCGTGAAGCTGATCGGCGCGCGCGACCTCACCGGCATCCTCCAGTGGCTCCAGTCAAGCGACGGCGCCACGGTGCTCGCGATCGTAGTGCCGGTGGTGTTGACGTGGTGGCGGACGCGCCGGAACTTGCGCGCGAAGGCGGAGGCAGTCACGGTCGCGGAGTCGGCGCCCAACAGCGTCGCGATCGTCACGCAGCCCTCACCCCCTCCAGCCGTACAGGAACCATGAACTATGCGCTTCGCCTTCACCCTTGCCGCCGCGCTGGCGATCTCCGCCTGCGCCACCATCCCGCCGGGCACGATGGACGCCGACACGGTTGCGACTGTCGCCGACAGCGTGAACGCCCCGCCGCCCGTTGTCCTCGCCGATCGCACGACCATCGACGAGAGCGCCGGGATCGCGTTCGAGACGGCGGTCGCAGCTGCAGCTGACCTCGCCACGCTGGCGGTGCAGACCGGCGTCGTGCCCACCGACAAGCTGCCGGCGCTCAAGGCCCGCGTCGCGCAGGCCCGCGTCGCCGTCCGCGCCGTCCGTGCCGCCTACGACACCGGCAATGCCGCCAGCTATCGCGCAGCGGTCAGCCAAGCGACCTGCGCGGTCAACGCCGTCCGCACCCTCTCCACCGGCGCGCCCGACGCGCCCTGCACGGCAGGAGCCGCACGATGAAGCTGCCCACGTTCCAGCAGGCGCATGACGCGCTCGCCGCCCTCGCCACGCTCACCGGCCGCGAGGCGGAGCTCAAGACGGCCGAGTCGCTGGTCGGCATCGTGACCGACCTGTTCGACGGGAAGCCGAAGGAGCAGGCGGCGCTCAAGTCCGCCTATGCCGATGCTCGCGCGCGGACGGATGCGGCGCTTGATCGGCTCGACGGCGCGATCAACAAGCGGCTCGGCTGATCAGGCGGGCGGGGTCACGCGCCCCGCCCCATCAGACTTTCGCGGACAGCAACGAGGAAGCCTTCCGCTTGCCCGAGCGTGACCGCATTACCCGCTCCCCGCAGGAGGCCCACGCGGTTGCGAAAGGCCCCAGCATCAGCCAGAGGGAATGTGCCGGACTCAACTGGCCGCCACTTTTCGTC